AAGATTTTTATTCAGGTGATGGTATTCAAACTGCAAAGAAACTTTTTGAATTTCTCAAAAAGAATGTCAGGTACAAAATAGAATCTGACAAGGCACAAAGAATAATGTCGCCAAGTGCTATTTTGTCGCTGGGAAAAAATGACTGCAAAAATTATGCTCTTTTTATTATGGGAGTATTGGATAGTTTGAAACGAAAAGGATTGATAAATAACAAAATTTATTATCGTTTTGCCAGTTACAAACTGCTGGATGAAATTCCGCATCACGTTTTCGCAGTTATTCAGGATCAAAATGGCAATGAATATTTTATTGATCCAGTGCTATCAAAATTTAATGAAAGGAAAACATATTATCATAAAATAGATAAAGAACCCACTATGCCACTATATTCCGTTTCAGGTATTGGTGCTGCTAAAAAGAAAACTGCTGCTAAGGCGGTTACTACTGCTGCACCAAAAGAAAAAAAGAAAATTGTTCTTAAAATTGCACTTGCTCCAGCAAGGGGATCGTTTCTTTTGTTGGTAGGTCTTAATTTTATGGGACTTGCTACAAAATTGAAAAATGCTTTTGCCAATAGAGCTGATGAAACGCAGAACTGGTGGAAAAATTTAGGTGGGAACCCGAATGAACTTTTGAGAAAAGTTGAACAGGGTGCAAAAAAGAAAAAATTGTTGGGTGCTGATGTTGAATTTGCTTCTGAAGGTCAGGTTGGGGTAGTTGCTGCTGGAACTGCTGCTGCTGCTGCCACTGCTGCACCTATTTTGATCAAATTAGCTGAATTTTTAGCAAAGTTGGGAATTGATGTTAAGGAAGTTTCCGAAGTTGGTAAAAGGGTTTTAGCAAAACAAGTTAAAAATGTAGTTGAAAAGAAACTGGAAACTGATGCACAAATGGAACAGGCTTCACAGGATGAAGTTGATCGCATTGTGAATCAGGCTGAAAATTTCAATGCTGATGGATCTAAAAAAATGAATTATTTGCCCATTGTTATTGGTGGTGCATTGGTAATATATTTGATCAGTCGTAAAAAATAACCACTTTCCTTTCACCTTTAATATGTATTCAAACTATCCAGTAAAGGCTTCAAAGAACGCAACCGAAGGATATGTTTTGAATCTTATGAAAGGAAGTTGCAAAAATGCAACTGGAGTGAAAACGGCAATGAAATTGATGAATAGAGAAGTGCTGAATGAAAAATTTGTGAAAAAGATCTATTCATATCTGAAAAGGGCAAAAGTTTATGTTGGTGATAAAGATAGGTGCGGTTACATATCCTATCAACTTTGGGGAGGAATGGAAATGTTAAAATGGTGTGAACAAACATTAAAAAAGTAAATTATGACTGCAAAACAAAAGGCAGCAAGGGAAAAGTTTAAAAAGGTAGTTGCGGAAGCTGGAAAACTTCGCAAAAAGAATCCTAAACTTACACAGGCACAGGCAGTTAAACAGGCTTGGGCAATCAGTTATTCAAAAGCTGGTGAAACTAAAAAGAAAGCTGCACCTAAAAAGAAAGCTGCATCAAAAAAAGTTGCTGCTATTAAGATTATTGAAAAGGGTGAAAGCAAAAGTGCAAGAGCAAAAGCAACTTATCAACAAGTAAGAACTAAAAAAGGTACTTATAAAGGATTGAAAAAAGTTGGTGCAATGGATAAATCTCATAAGGACACTAAAAGTCATAACGTAAACATTAGGGTAGTTTCAGGTTATAAAAAACCTATGTACTCAATGGGTAATGTAGATACAAAAAAATTGTTAGATCAATTTTCTAAGGAAGGCAAGTTAAAAAAAGATGTTATAACAATTTTGAAAAGTAAAGCAAAAGACTATTCAAATGATTATAAATCTTTGCTAAAAGATATTTTGTATAATGGTTTGCAAAGTGGTATTATTTCAGATCTTGTTTATTATTCAGATACTTTAAAATGGTATAATAAACATAAAGCTGAAATAAAGATGATGCTTCGTGAAGCAATGATGAATTACGGAACTAACAATCCAGCAGATCTATTTGGCAGAAATTGGGATCAAGATGATCCATTTGTGGAAGATACTGCAAATAAAAATTTACTTGCTTGGTTTTCATTTGAAGAAACTGCAAGGGAAATAGCAAATAATTTAGGTTACGATCTATAATAATCTTGGAATAGTTTTCCGACTAAACAAAAAAAAACAAAAAAAATGGCACGTAGAAAAAAAAGGTCTGCCCCCAGCCGTCGCAGGAAATCCCGCAGAATGGGTGCAATCGGTAAGTCTTTTATTATGGATGCTGCTGGTCTTGTAGCTGGTGCTGCTGCTGCAAGGGTACTGACTTCAAGTGGTAAAATTCTTCCAAACTTGGATGCAAAGATCAAGTCTGCTGCAGTAGTGGCAATTGGTGCTTTCTTTCCTAAATTTGTAAAGGGTTCTTTGGGTAAAGCAATTGGTGATGGTATGGTAGCTGCTGGTGGTCTTGGACTGCTTCAGGCAACTAACATTCTTGGTGCCATTGACAATGCAATGGAAATTCCTGTTAGCGTTATGGCTGGTGATGATCTTAGCGTAATTGCTGGATATACTCCTGACAATCTTAGCGTAATTGCTGGAATGGATGAAGAATATTCTTATTAATTAACTTTGTAAAAAATAACAAACAATGGCAACACAACACGGAGCAAGGCTTGTTTTTGACAATGCCAAAAATCTCGTAAACAATGCTGGTTTTTCTGCTGGTCAAGCGGTTCTTTCCCAGTCTTACATTCGTAGTGAAGTAGCAATGTCCACTTCAACTACTTCCTACCAACTTCCTATCCTTGTTAATAGTGTAGGTGCTGGTACAAACTTTGCTACAAACAATCTCTTGAATCTTCAGGATGCTTTTGTAGTTAGTTCTATTGGTGTATTTGTTTCTATCCCAGCTGCATCTACAACTACTGCTTTCCCACTTTACACTTATCCAAACGCAAGTGCTTTCACCACTGCTGGTGCTGCTGCTGCTTTGTATAATTTGTACAATGGTAAATTGTCAGTTGTTGTAAACAACAGGCAGATCGTTCCAGCTTGGGATCTTTACAGGCACTTGTACGTTCCACAAACGCAACAAGGTGCTGCATCTACTGCAACAACTATTGATGAAAACGATGCAACTGAATTTGGTTACTATCCAGTAGAACCAAACATTGTATTGGTTGGATCTAAGAACAACGTTATCAGCTTGGAACTTCCAGGAGCAATTTCAACTCTCCAGGCAGCAACTGCCCCCAGGATCGTTGTTATTATGCGTGGTATCTTGGCACAAAATGTTACTCCTGTTAGATAATAACTGGAATTAACTTCTGAAATGGAAAGGGGGATGCCACGTTAAACATAGAACCCCTATTTTTTATGTTCTAAAATAAAACAAAAATGAACAAAGTTCAGAATTACGAATTTATTGAGGTTGTCGTTCCGCAGTCATCTACTGGAACTCGTTTCTACTTCCCTGATCAACCCCAGTTGCGTTTTGTTTCCTTGCTTAATCTTGTTTGCTATACAACTGATACTATTTCAAATAGTGTTTTGAGTGGAAATGCTTTGCTTTCTAATGCAAATTTAAAAACTACTTTCCTTGTGCTTTATTATAACGACAAAGAAAGTACAAACAGAATCCCTGTACTGGAACTCAATAGGGTTGTTTCAAATAGTGCAACTGCTGCATTCAGCTTTGATATTACTCCTTTTGCTGGTCAGCAAATTATTTGGGCAAAGTCATACATTCAAACTCCTACTGCATATAGTTCCATCAGTGGATCTAATTTCAGTGTTTGCTTTGGTGTATATTATGCCTAATCAATCCACTTTTCCTTCACCTTTAATATAATTGTATATGGCAACTTGGAAACCTGAACTGCACAATGCGGAAGATATATTGAACTATTATGATCAATATGATGAAGCTGGATACAGTGTTTATGCTGGTCATAAACCTGATCAAGCCTATTGCCGTTTCACTTACACTGGATCCGACAAGGTTTTAGGTAGGGAAAAGCTGCAAGAGGCTTTGGCATCAGTTCTTTCTAACCCTGACAATACAAATGTTTATTTGCTTCAAATTTTGGGCAATAAAGGTAAAAAAACGGAAGTTCTTAATTCCATAACATTCCAGCTTAACAAGGCACAAAGTATAATGCCATATCAACAAATGGGAGGTTTTAATCCTAATTTGATGAATGAAATTAATGCTTTGAGATCTGAAATAGCTGCATTGAAAATGCAACAGGAAATTGAAGAAGATGAAGAAGATGAAGAACCTGAAGAAGAAAATTTCCTTGCTGGATTAATGAAATCCCCACAAGTTCAGACAATGATTCTTTCACAACTTTCCAGCTTATTTGCACCAACACAAAAAGTTACGCACGTTGCTGGAATAGAAAAAACGGAAACAATGGCAAATGAAACCGAAATTGACAACGAAGAACGCATTTATGATGCCGTAGAAAGGCTGAAATTGGTTGATGATCAGTTAGCAAGTGATCTTGAATTACTTTGCGAAATGGCAGAAACCGACAAAATGCAATTTAATTTTCTGCTTAAAATGTTAAGGAAATAATATGCCTGAAATTACTGCTGATAAGATTATAGGGAAAACACTTTTTGCCAAAAAGAATTTAGATCGTTTAAATTCATCATTGGTTAAAATTGGAACTATTGTTGCTGGATCCCCAGTTGGGCAAGTTTATTCCTATATTCAAAGAGGTGGTAAGGTTTATTGGCAATTTATTGATTTTAACAATAAGCCTTATTTTGTTCTGCACACTGCTGATAGTTTCAAGTTTTCAGGGGATGTTAAACAGGCGATTGAGGAAAAAAAGCAAGAGATTGAAAAAATAGCAAAAGAACAAAAAGGATCAGTTCCATTTTATATTGAAAAATATGGGAAATGGATTCTGATATATGGAATTGGTGCTTATTTGGTAGCAACATACATAAAAAGTAGAAAATGAAAAACAAAGGGTTAATTTATATCCTGTTAGCTGGTGGTGCTATTTTGTTGCTATCAATGAAAAAAAAGCCTTCATATAAAATTGAAGTTCCCGCACCTGAAAAAATTACTGCTGAGCAATTTGCACAACCTTCATTGTTGCAAAAGGTAAGTAAAGCGGTTAAAAAGGTGGCACCAGTAGTAAAAAAAGCGGTTACTGCTGCAAAACAAAAAAAAGCTGCTAAACGATCAATGAAAGTTGGTCAATTTCCTGATATGTGCTAAAAATATAAAAAATGAACAAGCCGAAACACTTGCAAATAAATATTCAGGATGAAATTTCAGCCGATCAGTTGAAATTGGCATATACAAAGAG